GCTACATTCCATTCATCTAAGTGCTTAAAGTCGTAAGAAACGCCCCCATTTCGTTTTTCAAATCTATGTCCCTCAAATTCAAAAGTTTTTTCAGGATATTTGTCTGCTTCATTTATAACAGCTCCTTCTATTTCGCTAAGTACTTCTTTGACAAACTTGTCTAAGTCTTTAACAATGGTATAAACGTGCAGCGGGTTAACTTTTTCGTCAATTACTGACTGACACATTGCGCTTAGTTTTTCTTTAATTTCTTGCATAATTATTTCTTTTTAAAATCTTCTGATTCATCTTCGCCAAATACACCAAGTTCATAAAAGCCAGTCATTTTCAATACAGCTCGACTCATTGCTCTTTTTTCTGCCATTTCCGCAACATACCAAGAATTAGTACTTCCATCCTTAAAGCCTTGCCCTTTTAGAGCAGAACCAAAGGTTTCTACTTTCTTATCGTCTTTCTGTGCGGTTGCTTTAAACACGCAGAAATTAGGTTCACAACGTACTACTTCATAGTTCACGCTAATTTGTTCTACCGCTTGAATTTTATCAATACCTTGACGGGTAATAATTAAATAGTGTTGGTGTTTAAACACATCGTCCTTCGTTAAATTGTACTTTCTGTAAAGTACCGCTATTTTATCTTTATTCATGTTAGTTAATTTTATATCCTTTTTGAATTAATTGAGCTTTTGCTTCTAGTGCTTTTTTGTTTACCTTTATGCAAATCGATAACACTTTGTTGTGTCGTTCATTTAGCTGTGTCATATAGGCTTTAGTATAAAAATCGTCTTGCATTTTTTCGAATAAATGGTCAGCGTATTTAAGTAGGTTTAAATAAAGACTAGAAGCGCGCATATAGTAACTGATTAAATACATATCTTGTCGCGTTTTTCTGCTATAATTTTTTAGCTCTAAAAACTCTTTATTTTCGCGTTCAAATATTTCCTCTAAAGCAAACTGGACTATTTGAATTGTGTAGTTTGTAACAGCTCCTCCTACCCTTAACAGATTAGTTATGGTAGTATCTGTAAGCCCGCCCTTTTTTAGTGCGTGTGTGCGTTTTAAAATAATCGGGTTTAACCCTCTAAACTTTCTTTGTTGAATAGACTTTCTAGCTTCGTCTATATTATTAAAATTATTAATCATTTTTATCTTTCTAAATTTTGATGAATGTATAAAGCCCATTTATTGAAAGAAAGTTTTTTCTTTGGCTCTACGACCTTTAACGCTTTTAATTTAGCCGCTGCGGGCTTATGTATTTTTTCTGATGTCATTGTACCTTAAAACCCCAATTAGAACCTAATCTAATCGGGGCGTTTGCTTTGGTGTTGTTTTTAAATTTCTTTTAAAATGTACGCCACTTGCAACGCAATGTTTATTTTAAAGTAGGGACTTTTAAAGGTTGCAGAATCTGTACCATATTTTTTCTGTCCCTCAATTTTTAATGATTCAATCATTCTTCCTCTTAAATTAATTTTCTGGTGTAAATTTGTCATTGTTTTTGTGCTTATTTCGTTTATCATGCTTCAAAGATAAGATTAAATATTTACAATCCAAACTTTTTGGCAAAAAGATTTAAAAATAAACACAAAAAAAGCCCAATCGTTAGAAAGGGCTTGCATGAAAAAGAAAGATTTAATTGGGGAATCGACCCAATGATGCAAATATAATAAAAAAAAGCCCCTTAGACAATGACATCGGCGGGGCTTAAAAAAGTATTTCGGAAATAACTTTAACTATGCGAATATACGACTATTTAACTAAACACATTATTTTTAACTAACAACGAATGGTAATATTTTGTCCATTCTATGCGGTCTTCTAAACCATTTAACCCGCCATTTATGCGTTTAGTAACCCTAGAAATAGCTGAAATGTTTATTCCTAAATCGCACATTCCCCATATACTATTATCGTCAAAAAATACTTTTCCCGCTAAAAAATAGTATTTCTCTATAACATCGTCAGGAGTATCTAAAATCATAGGGTCATCCAATATCTTTGATAAGCGTGTATAGTTACTTCTTCCAGTAGTTTGTATACCGAAGCCCCCTCTATACTTCCATCCATCTCCCTTCTCAGTGTTGCCTAGCTTGTATCTATTGCTTCTATTAGCATCGTTATAGACAGTGTTAGCTATAGCTTGCTGCATTGCGGGGTGATTCTTATTTCTTCCAAATCTTAAAGCTAACGCTACGTTTTTCCTAAAGAATTTAAAAGTATTTTTTAACCCAATCGTTGAATAATTCATAGACTCGCGCCTAGCCTTAAATCCTCTAGATTCGTGATGTAATTGCCCCATATAATGAGCTAATCTGTATTTATTAGTAATTTTTAATTCGTTTTTTACAAAAGTTAAAACCTCTTTTCCGATAATACCATCAACTTTTAGTCCATTGATTTTCTGATATTCCTTTAAAACATTCATACCGCAATTTAACACTTTTAAAATAAACGCTATTTTGCAATAAAAAAACCCTAGTTCAAAGTTAATCGAACTAGGGCTTTTTGGGTTAGTTAAGTGTTATTTTACTATCCTTACCCATTTTATAGTTTTTGTTCCATTAAAACTTCCTTTTGGCTCGTATGTAATGTTTAGCTTATCTCCAACATTTATTTTAGGAACAATTTTGCAAGGTATGTTTACGGCAAAGTTCGGGTACTTTCCATCATCAAACATTTTTGCTCCAGTTGCGAACTGAACCTCTTCTCTAATTTGCTTGAACCATGAGTTCTCCTCCATTAGGGTACAGCTCACAAGACCATCAGCTTTTGTGACGATAACTGATGGGGAAAAAAAACTAACCTCTTCTTTATTTAATTTACCACGCACTAAAAGAGCTTTTGCTTCAGGATAATAATCCTTTTGACCCATTCTATATTTATAAAGGTTTTTAGCAAATCCCGCAACCTCTTTTACTGAAGTTACTTGTAATTTTGATGTTGTTATTAAATTTTTCATAATGTTTTTTTTACTATAAAATTAAAAGTTCATTCTAAAATCACCCTCTATTGATAAGAATTTTTTATCAAAATCAATCTCTTCCTGAATTTCTAAATATTGTTCTTCAGTTCCTAAAGTTTTAGGTTTAATAAATTGTACTTCATGTGAAATATAAGTGTATCTAACCTCTGCATTACAATAAGATGTAAGCATTTTCGCAAAAACCTCAGATGGATTAGAATTTAAAAGTATATTTTCATCCATTTCTATAACGAATGTTTCACTACCTTTTTTCTTCCAACGAAAATTACCATTGTCGTAATCGTAATTTTCTTCATACTGCGCGTTAACTAAAATTGTTTCTTTTTTTGTTTCTTTCTTAATCATGAAACAAAGGTAAGCATATATTTTATATATACAAGTGTTTTGTAAAAATAATTTGTAAAAAAATTAAAATATGTGAGTAAACCTAGCTATTTGTCCGTTTTCCTTGTGATGTAAAAAACCTTCTATTGCTTTTATTCCGCCTACCCCATACCCCTTTTTATGATGCCACGAATCTGTGCCGCTTGGGCTTC